CTAGCCGACGGCGCCCTTGAAGATGGCGGGCTTATCGGAGAATGACGGCGACGAGATCTCAACGCGAACGTCGCCGAAGTTGGCAGCGGGGATTCCGTACCCAACCTTCACGGTCGAGGTTTCGCCGGGGAGGATGGTCGAGAAGGAGGAGGCGCCGATTCCTGCTTGAATGTCGGTAGCCGTCTGCGCCTTCGTGCCCTGTGCGCCGTAGCTCACCTTGGGGAAGCTCATCATGGCACCGTTTACGTCCTCCTTGCCGCCGTTCGTGACGCTGATGTCAAACGTCACGATTTTCCCCTCCACGGCTCCAGCCGCGTACTGGTCTGCCGTGACCACGGCGGGCTTTACCGTAACGGCGACGCCACCGGGAAAGGTGATCGTGTCGCTGAAGGTGCCGCTGAGCTTGTTCTCTGCCGGGGCGGCGGAACTCGCAGAGGCTGCCGGAGCGGCGGGCGTGACGGTGTTGGACGAGCCGCCGCAAGCGGTCAGCGAGAGAGCCAGGGCGGCGGAAGCGGCCAGTGCGGGCCATGCGAACTTAGACAAGGAGATCCCCATTCATACAGTGAGTGCAGTAATTACGGAATCAGAGTATGCGGCGGAAGTCGTTACACGCAAAAAAGCCCCCGGAAACGACCGGGGGCTTTCATTTGTTACCGTTGGAAACCTTGCGCGATACGTCTTACGCTTCGACCATGACCTCATTGTGGCAAGGGCAGATCGGGGCGCCGTACTCTTCGAGCCACTGGCGGGTCATGCGGGCTTTGTAGCCGGAGCCTTCGGCGCACTCGACCTTCATCATGCGCGTGCTCTGCTTCTTTGGGCCGTCGGCACCCTGGCCGGGGTTGACGAGCGCGGCGTGCGGGTACTCGCCGAGGTCGGCGGCGATCTCTTCGAGCTGGGCCTTCAGGTCGTCTCCGGCGACCGTGGCGGTCATTTTGCCGGTGAGGCCGATTGCCTTGGCGATCTTGGCGAAGCGCCCCTTGTGGCCGCTCTGACAATCGTCGATCGCGTGAACGAGTTCGTGAGCCAGTACGTCGAGGACCCGAACGGCCTCGTCGAGGACCGGGCTGATGAACAGCTGGGAGACGGAGTCGGCGGCGACCTTCGTGCTCCAGCACTGACCGATTACGGAGTTCTTCCGACCGTTGCCGCCGGGCCAGCCGACGGAGACGCGGACCTCGGGGAGGGTTTCGTCGATAGCTGCGAAGATGGGCGCGAGGGCGGCGACAGCGGCGACGAGCCACTCTTCGCGGGTGCTGAACTTTGCGGTCATTTCGGGGCTCCTAGGTGGGGTGGGCTTCGGTGTGTAAACAGTCTAAGACACGCAAGACGATTTGCGCAAGGCGCATAAACGAAAAGACCCCCGACTGGCTGCCGGGGGTCTTTCAGTGATGATTTAGCGGGACGGATCGGAGGAGTGCTCGCCGAGGATGCCAGCGACGCCCGCCTTGAAGTGAACCTCCTCGACAGCCTCCTTCATGGCGTCGACGACCTCCTCCAGAAGCTCGGCGGCTCGCCGGGTGTAGACCGTCCGCTTGGCTTTCAGGTTCGAGCCTTTGTAGGGGAGGCGCTCGCGTACTTCCACAATGATGTTTTTAGAGCCGTAATCCTCGTGGACCCGATAGAAGAGGGGCTCGACGATCGCGGGGGCTCCAGCAGCAACGAACTTCTCATAGGTGTTCGCCATTTGACATATCTCCAAACTATTGATTTATTAGCTACATGGTTTTTACGAGTGTCGGTTTACGCAACGCCCAAGGCTTGGCGCATCTTGCCGAGCGCGGAGGAGCGGGTGCGCTGCGTCTTCTGACGGCTGAGGCCGAGCCGGTGGCCGATTTCCGCGTCAGGGATGGGCTCGTAATCCGTGAAGCCGTAGGAGAGGCGGCACACGTCCTCTTCGAGGTCGTTGACGGCGCCGAAGGCGGTAGCTACGAGGATCGCGTCCTCGGCGTCGGTGGCGGCGCCATCCCAGATCGGACGGGCGGAAGCGGCGGGGTCGGCGTGCTGGCTTTCGTCGTCAGCCGGGGCGCCGTCGAGGCTGTCGACGTTGCGGACGGCGGAAAGGACGGCGAGGAAGGTCTCGCGGCTCATTTCGTACTGAGGGGCCAGGGCGGCGGCTTCGTAGACGTTACCCTCAGCCTTCTTCAAGATGCCGTAGAAGCGCGTAAGGGTGCGATCGGGAACGGTGAAGGCGGCGGGGGTGAGGTACTCCTCGCGGAGGACGCGGGTCACGACGCGCTTGACGACGACGGCGAGCTTTTCGTGCTTCTCGGGGTCAAAGGTGTTGACCGCCTCGACAAAGCCGAGGAGTGCGGAGGCGCGGAGATCTTCGTCGTCGGCGGAGGCCGCGACTCCCTCGGAACGGAAGCCGGAGACGGCATTGCGGAGGGCCGGAGCGTAGGCGCGGAGGAGATCCTCCATAGCCGAGTTGTCGCCAGCCTTGGCGGCGGCGATAGCCTCGCGTTCTGCTTCGGCGGAAGCGAAGGCGAAGGCGGCGGAACGGTTAAAGATTTCGGTCGGGACAGTCATTTTATTTTTCTTCCTTCTTGCGAGTGTCGCTTTGCGCGACTATCCAATTTGGCAATGGGGGACTAGGGGTAGCTCTAGGTAGAGCTACCCGATTTGTCCCTTCGGACGGCCTGTTTTCTTGGTTTCCGACTGGCTGTTTTCGGTCGGTACGTTGAACATACTCACGCAAAACTTCATACGCAAATCGGTCCACGAGTCGTTATCAAACTGTGACTCGTGGACCTATTGCATTTGGGTTAATCGCGGGGTTCGCCGTTCCATGCTTCGATCGCGGACTCCAGCCGGAAGCGTGCGCCGCGGAGGGTTTCGAGGTAGGCCAGGATCTCCCGCTCGCCGGTCACGACGGCGTCTCTTACGGCCAAACGGCGAGCGTCGAGGACAATGTCCCCGGTCGGGTCGCTGTGGCCTCCCTTGGCCCTCTGGGTGGTGTCCTCGCGGGGCTTCGGGACGGGCGCGGCTTCCCACTGGATCTCTGCCGCGGCGTCCAGTAGCCGGACGATCTGGAGGCTTTCGGCGGCGGTTGCCTTGACGGTGTCGGTCAGGGAGGAAGTCATGAATGGGGCCTTTCGTTGTGGAGTTCGAGGAGGGTCTTCGCGACGACAACCTCGCCGGGGGAGTCGAGCGGGAGGTCGTAGCCGGTGGAGCTTGTGAAGTCTCGGAAGGCGTCGAGCTTGTAGCCGACGCTCTCGGAGATAGCGGGGTGCTCTCGCTGGAGCTGGATTAGCTCCTGCGCGAGGGCGTCGTAGGTGTGGTCGGAGATCAGCGGGGAGTCGAAGCGGTAGTACAGGATCGAGTGGACGAGGACCTGATGCCGCCGCCAGCGGATCAGGCGGGCGACGGCATCGGGCGTGTAAACGGTCACCAGATCCCCGCCTCGGGGTCGGAGCCGTAGGCAGCGCCCCAGTTCTTCCCGGTCACTTCGCCGGTCGAGGACAGGGGCACGCCGTAGAACATTCCGGACATGATCTGACCGATCTCCCGCGCTACGTCCTCGGCAATGTCAGCCGGGGCAGATGCGAGGAGTTCGTCGTGGATCGGTAGGAGGAGGTACTCGCCGAGGCCAGCGTCGAAGAGGTCGACGATCGCCTGAGCCAGTACGTCGCGGGCCGTTGACTGAATCACGTAGTTGGTCGCGGAGTAGAGCCGGTCACGGTCGAGGGGAAGGTGTCGCCCTGAGACGGTGATAACTTCCTTCTTGCCGTACTCGGCCCTGCTCTGGAGCTTCTTCGAGTAGCGCTTGATCTCGGGGTAGACCCGGTCATATTCGGCGATCGCGTGTGCGACCGCGTCCAGCGGCGCGCCGGTCTGCCGTGCCAGGGTCTCCTTGCCGCCGCCGTAGACCTTTCCGAAGCCGGTTCCCTTGGAGAGCTTGCGGTGGAACTTCGTGTAGTTCGGGCCGTAGATCAGTTCGGCGGTGTAGCCGTGAAGGTCGATCCCGTTGAGGATCGCTTCCTTCATCTTCGGCACGTCGGCGAGAGCGGCCAGTACGCGAAGCTCGATCTGGTCGTAGTCGGAGGAGATCAGAAGCTCGCCGGGGTCAGCGACGACGGCACGCCGGATCTTCCAGTCGCCGGAGGGCAGCTGTTGAAGCGGCGGGCGGGAGACGGACATACGGGCCGTGCGGGCCTGAAGGCTACCGATCGAAGCGTGAAGCCGGTCGTCGGGGTCCCGGTAGTTCAGGAAGGCATCGACGTAGGAGGTTTGCCACTTCCCGGCTCGCTTTGCCCTCATGACGGCGTCGGCCAGGGGGTTCGGGTCGCGGGCCTCGATCCGTTCCCATTCACGGTCAAGGTCGGCGAGGACAGACAGGACGGCCTTGTCTACCTTCGGCTTGCCGGTGCCGGTGCGCTCGGTCAGGACCTCGCCCATTGCTTCCAGTGCCTCGGCGACTTGGTCGGTCGAGTTGATGTTGTCCACGCCGTAGCGCTTTGCGATCAGGGAAAACTCCTCGTGTTCCTTCATGAGGTCGAGTCGGAGTTGTTTGATGTAGTTCACGTCGAGCTTCATGCCCTTGCGCTGCATGACGGCAATGAGCCCTTGGAGGTGATGCTCGAACTTTGACAGCGGATTGAGTCCGAGTTCCTTGATAAGCGGCGCCAGCTCGTAGAAGAGCCGGGTCACGAGGATTACGTCGAGTCCGGCGTAGCGGACGTACAGCTCGTGGTCGATCGGGATATTGGCGAAGCCGTAGGGGATGTGGGCTCGCTTCCCGGCGTAGCTCACGAAGGCGTCGATCTCTTCCTTGGAGACGGTTTTCTTCCAAGCGTTGAAGAGGCCGAGGAAGATGGAAGAGAGCCCTTCCTGAGTGTCGGGGGCTTGGTCGTCGACGTAGATCTCGCAAAGCTCCTTCAGGTGGAGGCCAGCGCCGCCCTCGGACTTCATGCGCGGGTCGAGGAGGTGGGCGAAGATCCGCGTATCAAAGACGCGGTCAGCGAGTTCCTCGATCTTGACGCCGAGGGTCTGGTCGATCACTTGGAGGTCATAGGCGGCGTTGTGGACTACAAAGTGCCGCTTCTGCCGGAGGGCCTTTACGATCACGTCCTCGAAGAGATCCACGCGGAGGACCCACGCCTCGACGGAGTTGCCGATCTGGACAAGCCGGGTCTTGAAGGTGCGCTCGTAAATTCCGAGGCCGGTGGTCTCGGTGTCGAGACCGAGGACTTTGTCGCCTTGTGAGAGGAAGGCATCGAAGCCCGCGAGGTCCTGTCGACGCTCCGGCATGAAGATCCGGCAGTCGTCGCCCGCGATTGTGTGGGCAAGAGTAATCAAGGCGTTGCCTCCTTAGGGTCGTGTAAACGGGGGATAGTGGCCGGTGGAGGAGTCGAACCTCCCGCCCTCGCTCGTGCGTCGAGGACTTCCCAAAGCGTCCGGAGCGCTACCGGCCTTGGCGCCCCTCCCTCCGGAGTCCAGTCGCGAGGGGAGGGGCGGTGTATCAGTCAGGGCGTGGGAAGGTGTAGAGGCGGCTCGTGGGGATCATCCTGAGTTCCTCACCGCCCCACGTCTGGAGCACTTCGTATTCCTGGCCCCATTCGAGGTCGGGGTAGAGTGCTCGGACTTGATCGAAGATCGGCGTATTCCAGAGGTCCACGCCTAGCTCCGATCGCAAGGGTCGGGAGCGCCGCGCCAGTGAGCGAGGCGGCACTCGGGACAGATGTACTCGCGCTCGTCGAGTTCGAGGTCTACGTCGTCGTCGAGATCCATGCTTGATTTCTCCTAGATAACTGAGTCGAGGTCGGCGCCGGTGATGGTGTGGACCTCGGGAGTCGATTCGGGTTCAGAAGAGGAGTCGGCCAGCGGGTCGCTCTCTGCTCGCTCCGGCTCGGCATGATCTGGGACCATGTCCGTTTGCCGTGCCCGGCGGATACCGTCGAAGGCAATGCCTTTGTTGGTCTTCCGCTTCACGAGGCCGCGCTCTTCGAGGGCGCCGAAGAATGTCCGGCGTGTCCAGCGCTCACGAGCCGGGAGGTTTTCCTCGTCGGCCCACTGGAGGTAGGCGTCGAAGAGCACCTTGCCGTCGACTCGTCCGGCGAAGTTGTCCGCGACGAAGACGCCGGGGAGGAAGCCCGCGAGGGCGTCCGAGGTTTCCCGGTATTCCTTCGTTGAGTTCTGGATGATCTCCGGATCACGCAGGCCCGACGTGTACCACTCACGAGCGCCGCGGACGGCCCACGTAAGGATGCCCTGGGCCTCGGCAAGGAGTTTGTCGCCGAGCAGGTGGTCGCGTTCCTCGGGGGCGAAGTAGCGCTCCCAAGGGATCAGCTTCACGCGGCGCCAGAGACCCTCGTCCTGCCCCTTGAAGGAAGGCTTGAAGTTCGTTGCGAGGTTCAGGAGGAACGTCGGGCGGAACTCGAAGAACTCCTTGCGCATGAAGCGGGCAGCGATCAGGTCCCGGCCCGTTACGCGCTTCAGAACAGACTCAGCCATGGGGCGGCCTTGCTCACCTTCCGCGGCCATGACCAAACGGGCGCCCTTCAGGGCCGCGAGGTCATTCGGGATGCCGCCGCTCGCCCGGTCCTCGAACGTCGAGAAGGGCGTCGTCGTGGTGATCTCGCGGAAAACTTCCGTCAGAGTGTCCGTGTAAACGCTCTTGCCGTTTGCGCCGGTTCCCCAGAGGACCGCGAAGCACTGCTCGCGGGTATGGCCGGTGATGCCGTAGCCGACGAGCCGTTGCATGTAGGCCGGGAGATCCGGATAGGCCGGGAAAACCTCGTCGAGGAACTTCTCCCAGCGAGGGGCGCGGGCGTTTGGGTCATAGTCCAGGTCGATCTTGCGGGTCAGCAGGAGCGCCGGATCGTGTGGCCGAAGCTCGCCCGTCCGAAGATCGACGACGCCGTTACGGCACGCGAGGAGGTCGGGATGCTGGTCGAAGTCGCCGACGCTGGCAGGAACGCCGTGGACGGCCTGAAGCTCGCGGAGCATTGCGTCGATCCCTCGGGAGGTCTGGACGTGCGCGGCGTAGCGGTTCAGCCGTGCGGCTCGCTTCTTATCGCGCTGGGAGATCCCCTCGTCTTCCTGTCCGGCGACCGCAGAAGCGGCCTCTCGGGCAAGGTTCCGGACGAGGTCCGCGACGCTCTGGGCGTGCGTCCTGACTCCCTGCTTCTCGTCCTTGCGCCATACGCCCTCTTCCAGCAGGAAGAAGCCCATTTCCTCCGTGTAGCGAACGCCGGAGCCGAGGCTCTCGATGTAGTCACGAAGGTAGCGGGCGCCGCCGAGGTCAGTCAGGCTGTAGCGCTCTTCGTCCCATGCCAGCAGGGCAGCTGTACGGGACTTGACGGGTTCAGCCTTTGCGATTGCCCGGTGGGCTTCGGCGTAGAACTTTGCCGGGTCCTTTTGGCGCCAGTCGGTAAGGTCCATGCCGTCGGGCAGGTCGAGGACCTTTACGGGGATCTCGTGGCCGGTGAGAGACTCGGCAAGCTGCGCCGTGAACCGTCGGCCTGAGGGGTCGCCGTCGCCAGCGATCACAACGGGCCGGTCGCCGATCATGGCGACCAGTTCGTTGATAACGGCAAGGTTGGCGGACAGTCCGGCGCCGCGGATGCCGAGGGTATCGAAGCCGAGGGCGCAAGAGGCCGTCAGAGCGTCGCCGGGGCCCTCGGTAATTAGGATCTCCTCGAAGCCAGCGGAGCCGGGGAAGTAGCCGACCTTTGCCCATGAGGCGCCGTCAGGGCTCTTGGGACCGAGCCAGCGAACGGAGGCGTCCTTAGCCAGGGCGCGGGCCTGAAAGCCTCGGGGAACGCCGTCCTTATCGCGGAACGGGACGACGAGCCGGGGACCTCCCCCGAGGTCGTCCGCGTAGCCGAGACCGAGGCGTGCGGCGTCTTCAGCGCTCACGCCGAAGCGGTCGACGGCGTAAGCCATGGCTGCGTCTGCTTCGGCGTATTCGTTCAGGCTGAGCCGCTTTGCGTAAGCGTCCAACCTCACGGCCAGAGCGGCAACGTCAGCCGGGGAGGCAGGCACGTCCTGAGAGGTTGCGCGGCTCGTGAAGTCGACTTCTCCCGCCGTCATGCTGGCAAGGTCGCGCATGGTCAGCCCGAGGGCCTTGACTACGTCGGTGTTCTGGCACCCGGCGCGGCACTTCAGGAGAACCTTGCCGGAATCGCTCACCGTCAGGCGGAGGCTCTGCTTCGAGTCGTTGTGAGCGGGGCAGTGGACGAGGTAACCGTCGGCGGTCGTCTCTACGTCGTCGAGTGTAGCGATCAGGTCAGCGAGGGTCTTCACTGGGCCTCCTATCGAGTAGGTGGGATGGAGTTTCGAGGGAGGAGTCGGCCAGCTATGGGCGAAGTGCTCAAAGGCCGGAAAGTGGGCATACGGCATGCGGGTATGCGGTAAGCTGTTTCGCGTAAGACGAAGCACGCAACGCGAGCTAGATGCCGCGTGTGGGGGAAGCGAGAGAAACCTATGGATGATGAGCCGCCGGTTACAGGGGCTATCGACCTGATCCCGCGGCCCGCCGAGGAAGGGGAAATGACTTACGTCCTCCTCCCGATCCTCGACGGGCTCGGCGACGACGCTTTCATGAGCGTTTTCGCCGATGGGTCGTACACAAAGTGGGTCCCGAGGCGGAGTAGCCGAAGGCTCGACTAACTGAAAGCGAAGAGGCCGGTTTTACAAGTAAGACCGGCCCTTTTCATGCCCTCGGGAAGGGCTCCTCGATGTCCCGCGCGGTTTCCCGGACGTGGGACTCGTACATGGCCGGGTCCGCAAGCTGGAGCGCCGACTCAGCACGCCGGAGCCTGACGAGGATGCGGGCGAAGGTTGCCACGGTCATGACCGCGTAACCGTCACCGACAGACTTCCGGACGCGTTTGATGAAGGCGACGCCGTAGGGCTCCCCGGCGTTGACCTTCTGCTTCTCGGCGCCGTCCAGCCCGAGCCGGATCGCTTCCTCCCACGACTTGTAATTCTTGGCCTGTCCAATGAACGGAGAGAGGCCGTGAAGGTCGCCGGAGTCCTTGAAGCCCTCCTGCGCCACACGGCGCGGGTCGAGCCCGTTGCGGTTCCGGAAGAACGCGCCAAGGCTCTTGACGAGTGCCGTTTCCCACGCCGTGCCCTTGGCTTTAGCGGCGCTCATAGGCTCACCTGTTGCGCCGGGGCATAGTTGACGCCGAGCGACTCGAAACCGTCGATCAGCGAGGCCATAACACCCTGCTCGATCGGGAAGAGCCACTTGTCCACGCCGACGTTGATCTGGCGGTTCCGCAGGGTCCAGGCGCCGTGAACATGGCCGTGGATCAGCCATGCGCCCTCGTCACGGAGCCTCCATTGCTGATAGCGGTCCTCGCGGCCGTCGTGGTCGCCCTCGTAGGGGAAATGCGAGAGGAGCACCTTTCGGCCTCCCGGTAGGCGGACCTGCTCGTGGAGGCTGACGGAGTCGAAGACTTCAAGGAAGCGCTTCGTGTGTGGGATGCTCTTCCGGTGCATGGGGTGGCCGGGGTCGTGATTGCCGAGGACAAGATGCTTGATCCCGTTTACACGCTCTATCTGCGAAAGGCCGGCTTGGACTGATCCCATGAAGAGATCGCCGAGGACGTAGATGTGGTCGCGCTTGGTGACTCTGGAATTGATCGCACGGATCACGGCCTCGTCGTGGTCGTGGGCGGAGTCGAAGCCGCGGGTACGGGCAACGAAGTCGTGATTGAAATGCCAGTCTGAATGAAAGAAGACGCGGCTCATTCGGGGTCTCCTAGTTGCAGCTTGATGGTCAAGGTCTGGATCTCGTCGGCGCTCACTGGAGGAGTCCCTCTTCGCGGGCGATCGTCTCGATAATGTCGGGGCGGAAGCCGGTCCACTCGCGACCGTCGGAGGTCTGGACTACTGGGATCTCGGTATGTCCGGCGTCGCGGAGGAGTTGGGCGGCGGCTTCGTCCTTGCTCGTGTCGATCTCGATGAAGTCGAGGCCGTGTTTCCGTAGCTTGCGGGCGGTGGCCTTGCAGCGCTGGCAGTGCTCGCCGGAGTAGAGGGTGATCTCGATGGTCTGGGCCATTAGACGCCGCCTCCCTTTACGGTGTTCAGGTACGCAGGCACGTCGCTCTTCTGGGCCTTTACGGAGGCTTCGAGGTGCCAGCGTTCGTCGATGGTGGTTGCGGCCAGATCGCGGAGCGTCGGCTCGTATTCGGTGTAGTGGTGAGCGCAGAAGTACAGCGGGAGAAGCCCCTGACGATGGACGGGGATCATGACGGCGACGTAGGCGCGGGAGGCAATTCCGCACTTATCGCAGCGGTCGGCGTTGGTCAGGGTGACGGGGGCCAGGTTCGAGCGCTTGACCAAGACTTTCGTCGGCTCGCTCGGGGTGGTGTCTACGGGGATCTTCACGAGACGTTCCTTCCAAAAGGGGTAAAGGGAAACCCTCGTCTCTGCCACACCGGACAGAGACGAGGGTCTAGGGGTTACTTTTCGGCGATTGCTCCGAGAACGCCGAGGACGTAGGCGCCGAGGAAGATCAGCCCGATTTCAGTCCAGAAGTCGAGCGTGATCGGTCCAAAGGCGACCATTGCGGCGAAGACGAGCGCGGCGATCAGCGGCATTACGCGGCGCCCTTGATGGTCAGGACCGGCTTGGTGTAGCTGACGTTCTGACCGGCGCGAGGGCCGTTCTTGGCGATAAAGCTGACCTCTTCGAGCTTCAGAGTGGCCTTGACCTTGCTGCTCTCGGAGTCGGCGAGGTAGTCGCGGAGGTCGCCTTCGGTGTCGTTGTAGGCGAGATCCGAGGCCATGCTCCAAGAGCCGGTCTGGAACTTGAAGATGCCGAGGTCGGGGTCTTCCGCGAGGCGGAAGTAGACCTCGATCTGAGGCTCGGCGCCGATGCCGTCGCGGGCCTTGGCCTTGCGCTCTTGGAAGCTCAAAGCGGCGTCGGGATCAGGCTGGCCCTTCTGATCCTCGGGGTAGGTGATCGTCGCCCCGTCGCTGGCCTGAATGAGCTTGCCGGAGCGGCTCCAGAGGACCATCTGCTGACGGAGGGCATTCTCAGATTCGAGGATGATCGCGATCTCGTCGGAAGCGGTGAAGACCTCGATGTTGTCCTCGCCCTTGGCTTCCCATTCCTGGGGAGCGTCGCCGCCGTAGAACTCGTGAACGGCGTCGGCAACTTCAGGGTCGCCGGTCGTGATACGCCACTCTTTCAGGGCGGCGGGGCGACCGTTCAGCTGGTGGCCGGAGCGGAAGCGACCTACAACGTCATCCTTGAAGGACTTCTTGGGGCGGGTAGCGTTGGCCGGGTCGTTTCCGAAGATGTTGAGTCCCATATGTTGTTTCTTCCTTCGCTTTGGAATGGATGGTTTGTCTTGGTGGGCCGTTCGGCCCTTGGTCTTGCAAGGGAGGAGTCGGCCAGAAGTCGCCCATTGCTCACGGAACTTTGGGCGACTTCTGGAAGGCGGTTTACGCGGCTGTGAGTGGCTTAGCGACGCCAGCTGGGCGGACTACCCGCGGACCGGGAGTTGAGCCCTTTCCAGCGGCTACAGCGGCCTTCTGCCGGAAGTGGTGAACGGCGAGGACCTCAGCGATCTTGCCGGAGCGCCGGGAGCCCATGAAGGGCAAGATCTGGCCCATGATTTCCGCCGCCCGCTGGCCGGAGATCTCGGTGTGCCACGTCGGTTTGGACGGGGCAGTGTGGAGCGAGAGACGGATCTTGGCATCCATGAGAGAGGCAGCGCGCCCGACAATGTCGCGGTCGGTCATGGCAAGGCGGATACGCGGGTACTTGCCTCGGTGCGCGTCAAACGTGCCTTCTCCTTCGAGGAGTCCGGCGAGCCAGAGAAGGTCGTCGCGGTTTCCGTGGATCATGAGAGTTTGGTTCCTTCCTGAGTGGTGGGGCCGTCGGCCAGCCAGAGAGAGACGGGGCGGGCAGGGATGCCAGCGGCGCGCGCGACGGCACGTTCAGCCAGGGCTCCCTTGGAATGGCGCCAGCCGTCGAGAAGGGCGACGCCGTCGGATTGGAGGACGAGGTCGAAGTCGCGCCGGAGGGCGGCGATCAGGTCCTCGCGTGTAAACAGTTCGGGAGGCGCGTCAGGGTCGAAGCCGTGAGCGAGGTCGATTTCGGCGGGGGAAACTACCTCGAAGCCCGCCGAGCGAAGAGCCGAAGCTCCTCGCTCGAAGGCGTCGAAGTTCCACCGCGGATAACCCGTCATGGGGCCCGCTAGGTAGAGTTTCATCTAGGTAAACCCGGCCTAGCTGGCCTTTGCGCGAGGCGTGCGCCGCTTGGGTCCGGTCGGTACGTCGCCGTCGGCGGGTCCGCTGAAGACCTCGCGGCCAACGATCGTTGACTTGATCTCCTTCTCGTAGCGGAAGACCTCGCGGAGGTGGAGGAAGATCTCGAAGAGTTCCTCGTCGCAGCGGACAGGGACCAGCTTCCAGCCCTCGGGGCGGACGTGGAGCACGGCGCCGCCGTCGGCCTTCGGCATGGGGACGCGACCGCCGTCGGCTCGGATGATTGAGTCGGCGAAGCGGTAAGCGGCAAGCTGGATGCCGACCTCCTCGTGGATGCCCGAGCGGGTCGTTTTGTTGTCCATCCAGAGGCGTTCGCCGCCGATCTCGGCGAAGGCGTCGAAGCTACCGGCGTAGCCGTGCTTATCGCTCCATACCGTCTCTTCCATGAAGTGGTACTCAGGCTTGGCGACGGTCAGGAACTCGTCGAAGTGACGGACGAAGGGCTCCAGATCCGGATGCACGCGGCCAACTGGCTTTCCTCGCGCCATTGTCTCGAAGAGATCATGCGCCGCGGTGCCGGTATCGGCAGCTTTGCGAGTGTTGCGATCCGGTGATTTCTTTAGGAAGTCAACGGCGGCGTCGGACTGATCGTTGAGGATCATCTGAAGGACAGTCGGGAGGCTGTCGACGGCGGTTTGGGCGACTTCTTTCGCGGCCCAATAGCGGAGGAACTCCTTAGGGAGCATTCCGATGATGGAGGTCACGCCGGGGACCTTGATCGTGCCGTCGTCGGGGTTCACGTAGAACCGGGCGCCGCCGCGCTTGATCGTATTGACTTTCGGGGTAGTCACGAGGACTCCTCTCGTCTCGGTGAGTGGGACAAGAGAGGAGTCGGCCAGGGGGGCGGCTTTGCTCAGAAAAAAACCCCGACGGTGTTGGGCGTCCGTCGAGGGAGAGGTCGGGTGACGAAGTGACGAAAGTGACGTGTCTTTGTATTAGTGCTCAAAGAGGGAGAGTTCTTGAACACTAATGCGAAGTACAGTCACTTTCGTCACTTCGTCACTTTGGAGGTCGTTTGGCGTATCACCCCGCGAGCTCCTCGGCGTATTCCGCGACGCGCAGCAACGCTGCCTTCGTCTCTCGGCGAGACTTCGCGGGCATAGTCTTGATCGTCTTAGCGTTTACACGCCGCAACGCCGTCTCAATCAGCTTGCACACGGCTTGAATGTCCTCGGCGCTGTCGATCGCGGGGCCTCCGGTGAAGAAGTTCAGGGTCTCGGCGGCGCGTTCGCGCTGCTCGACCGAACGCTCGCGAGGGCTCTGCTTTTTCAGTCCGAGCGACGCGATTACGTCGTCCTCCAGGCGGTCGCGGAGAACGTTGCCGGTGTGGTAGCGAATCGCGGCTTGAAGATTCGTCACTTCGTCGGCGGGGACGTGTGCCTTGGACATGATCTCGCGGACCCAAGTACGGTATGCGTATGTGCGACCTAACCAGTCAGGCTCTCCCTCGCGAGTAAAGAAGTGCTCGCGCCCATCGACTAGAGAGTGTGCGGCGGATTTGAGGTTCTCGGTACGCTGAGTGTCCGGTTCCGTCAGAGCCGCTGAAATGGCCGCGGTCGCGTCGTCGGTGATGGTACTAAGTGAGCGTGTTGCGTTATTCATGTTTCGTACTGTATCGCTCGCAAGGCGCTTTGCGCTACTTCTATTGAAGATCAAACAAAACGAGAAAAGCCCCTGCCCTCCCGAAGGAAGACAGGGGCTTTGAGGTGTCCTAGTGCATCGTGTTGTAGATCAGTTTGAGATCAATTCCGAGTGAGTGAGCCATGTATTCGAGATCCGACTTAGAGCCATTGTTCGGGACTCGGAGGTTCTCTCGATAGTCGTCGAGTGCGCTCTCTGAGGCGTGCGAGTCGCCAGAGTCAGGGAGATTGCGGACGATTCTAGCGAGGTATCCGCCGCGATTGCGGATCGTATCGGCTTCGTTTGGATAGCGAACGTCAGTTACGACTACCGGCGTTCCAGCCTCGCGGAGAGCGTCGATTTTCTTGAATGCCGTCCTGATCCAAAACTGATCGTCAAGACTCCGGATTGACTCGGTTCCGAGTCGCTGCAGAGTTCGACGAACCTCGGGAACATAGTCCTTGGCATTCTCCCAGCCGATCGCTTCGATCACGTCTGAGAGTCGCCATTCCCGCGTCCGGACAATGCCGTTATCGGAGAGAGGGAAGGTACCCATGAGAGGGTCGAGCGCGAGAGCGGCTTCGCGTAGCGGATCTGCAAGTGCGACTCGCTCATAGCCGTGGCGCTCGACGAGGACGCTTGCGAAGGTGTCCTTTCCGGTGCGCTTTTTGCCGATCAGACCGATAAGTGGGGTGTGGTTCACGGTAACTCCTTGGGTAGATGGTGCGGACAGCCAAGGAGTCGGCCAGCGAAGGGAATTTGCTCACAAACGACGAAAAGCCCCTCCCTCGGTAGAGGAAGGGGCGATTTCGTTACTTCTCGTCGTCGAGGACTTCGTCGATCAGTTTCTCCATGAACTCACGGATGATCGCCTCCTTCTCCTCGGCTGTGACGCCGGGAACGGGAGACGGAGCGACGGGCTCCTCTACGTCCGGAGTGCTGGGCGTAGTCGGGTTGGCGAGATCCGCGACGGCGGTCTTGATCGCTTCCAGGGGGACATTATCGCCGCACTGGGTAGCCATGATCTGACGGTGCCGGAAGAGTTCCAGCGGACGGCCTGCGAGCTTCTGGAGTTCGTAAATCAGGCGGGCCACAGTCGCCAGTGTCTCGGCGTCCATTCCGCCGTAGACCTCGATGCCCCAGTAGCCGTTTCCGTTGGGTCCGGCGTGATAGGCGCGGTCCTTCAGGTCGACGAACTGGACGACTCGCTTACCCTCGACGCCGAAGTGAGCCGAGGCCACTCGATCGCCCTGTGTAAACGTGCCGATTACGGAGTCGAGGTGAACGTCGAAGCGGGTTTCCCCTGCAATGAACTGATGCACGACGATTCCCGACGGAGGGTTAGGAATGTTGCCGCGCTCGAACTTGCCTTCGGCGGCGGGGCGGACTTCGGTCACCATCGGCAAGGCAGCTGCGAACTGGTAGCGGACAGGCTCCGGAACGGGCGCCGGAGCGGGGGTAGGAGCCGGGGCAGCCGGACGGGCGACTTCGCCGAGGTAGGTCAGTCCGCCGATGTTGTCCTCGGCGGCGTTGGCCCACACGTAGAAGCCGGAGATCGTCTTGTACCAAGCGTCGTTGCCGGGGGTGACCGCTTCGCCCTTGACGTAGCCGACGACGGCGATCACGGCGCCAGCAGCGAGGCCGTCGGGGTATGCCGGAGCCAGCGAGGCATTGGTCCACGGCGCCGTCCGGACGTTGGCGCCCTCAGTGGTTACCGTGCGGGTAGCGGTGCCGCCGCTGGATACGTTGCCAGCGGGAGCGAGAGAGGCCAGGTCCTCCTTGTAGTGGTCACAAACGCTTGTCGGGTTAGAGCGTCCGTAGGTGGACGAGTAGAGCCAGTAGCCGGGGAGGAGGACCTCGAAGTGAAGATGCGGGCCGGTCGTCCACTTGCCGGTGTTGCCGGTGTAGCCGATGAGGTCGCCCTTGCGGACTCGCTGATTACGGTCGACGAGGGTCGCGTTCAGGTGGCCCATGATGAAGGTCGGCTTGTCGTCGCCAGCGTCGAGGACGATCACGATTCCGCCGCCGTCGGTCAGCCACCAAGGGTTGGAGGCGCCGGTCGGGTCGGTTACCCATCCTTCGAGGACGATCAGGCCGTCCGCCGGGGCGTAGACCGGCGTTCCGATCGGACAGGCGAAGTCCATGCCGGTATGCCCGCCAGCGGGGTTGACTCCTCCGGGGTTAGTGCCGAACGACTGAGAGACGGGGGTTCCTTTCGGAACGGGGAACATATAGCCCAAAGCGGGGCTCCTTTCGTGGGGCACGAAAAAGGGACGGACCGATGTGGACCGTCCCTGGAGGGGGATTGGAGGGTTGCCGGGGCCTTAGCCCGCGACTGTTTCCTCGCCCTTAGTGGCGCGGTGTTCCGGCAGGTTCGGCGCGGCGACAGGGGTCACCTTGCCGCGTGTCCAGACCACGAGGACGGCGGTGCCGACGAGGTCGACGGCGAGGCCGATCGCGCTCTCTGCTTCGGCGTCGATCGGGAAGACGCCGAGGATCACGAGGACGTGAAGGACGGCGGTCAGCGCGGCGACAATGGCCGCTCGGATTGCGAGGGGTTCACGAGTAAGCAACAGGGGCTCCTTTAGCCGAGGATTTGCTGAATCAGAGATACGGCTGAAATGACGAGACCGGCGCCAGCCGCAACGACGGTCCATAGGGTGCGCGGGGACACAGTCGAGCGGCCTTCCAAGATGCGGAGGCGGGCTTCGTGGTCTTTCAGGTCTTCGGCGTGATTCTTCAGATCTGCGCCGTGCTGGGTCAGGGCCACGTCGACCTTGGCTTCTAGGCGTGTAAACGCAAGCAGCAAGGAGGCATCGGCGGTCGACGGGGAGGGTAGTTCTGTAGGAGTAGGGGTATTGGACATGAGAGAGATCCTGTGAAAGTTAAGGGGCGTAGGGCGCCTATCGGAAGACGCCCTACGCGAGCGGGTTTAGCCGTTCTTGGCTTGGTATGTCACCTCGAAGCCGAGGTAGAAGCTTGCGGAGGCAGTCGTGTTGACCGAGTACCAGAGCGAGCCGTCAGGGTCGACGTAGACGATTGGCTGATTCCAGTGCCCCGCCGTGACGACAGCAGAGCGCATGAGCGTCGCGTTGGGTCCAAGCGAGGGAGGGACGGAGCCAAACTTGTATCGCTGTTGGGCGATATGGGTGATGGAGGCCGGGTTAGAAGCAACCATGCCGGAGATCGTCACAAGGCCGCTGTCGGTCTGGGTCCAATAGGAGCCCTCGTAGTTCAGTCCGTAGTCCTTGTAGATGCCGGAGTAAGTGATCGAGCCGTAGCCGCCGAGCCACTTCGTGCCGTTCCAGCGCTCGGTGGCTCCGAGACGGTCCAAGCGGGCAACAGTGAGGCCGGGGGACTTCAGCGTGATCTCGTCACGCTCTGCCTGATCTCGGACGGGAATCGGGGCGCCGCGGAGAGCGGTGTAGCGGAAGACCTGGCTGATCGTCACGTTGGCGTGACTCGTGCTTGTAGCGCCCGCCTTCACTTCGGCCTCGGCGAGGACGTAGGCGCCAGCCGGGACGCTCGCGTATGGCTTGGTGGGGGAGGCGGAGGCCGTCCCGTTGACGACGCCGACAATTGCCGTGTTGGCAGAGTCTCCCTTATCGAGGTCGTTCTGCTTGACGTAGATCAGATCCCAACGGGAGCCGGTGCCCGGTGCCGCCGTGGTCGTAACTGTCGTATTCGAGGTCAGGGTGAAGACGTAGGCGCCCTCATTGGTCGCCCGGTTCAAGACCGGAGTGCAAGGTCCGATGGTGTAGGACATAGGCGAGGTCGCGGTTGTGCCGGTGACCACGTTCGGGGTCTTCTGATCGAGGAGGCCCTGACGCGGGACGCCAGCAGACGCCTCGGCTACAAGGGCGGCGAGGACTAGACGGCCCTCGATCGGGGTCGTGCCCACGTTGGCATTGTTGCGGACGAAGAGGCCACGGTTTGCTGTCATTCAGTTACTCCTTCGGGAGGGAGGATCTCGTAAGGGGTTGGCTCGGGCTCGATCAAGGGAGCGGCGGACGCCTTACGGTGAGGAACTAGGCCCTTTCGAGCGGGCGGGGTGTACTTGGGGAGACGGGTGTTGATCGTCGCCTCCAGCGCGGCGAGGCGCTCTTGCTGGTCCTTGACCACGTCGAGAAGCGCCACGGCGAGGAGGTCGTAGCGGATACCGTCAATTTCGCCGTCGTACCACTGGACAATCTCGGGGACGTGCTCGGCGACCTGCTCGGCGATCAAGCCGTACTCGCCCCTCGCGCCGCGGATCAGGTTAGGCGGGCCGATCAGTCGCTCGCCGGTTTCGGGGTCCTCGGGGTAGGTGAGCTGATCGTTACGGTCGTAGAGCACCGGCTGAAGTGCCAGGACTCCATCGGGCGCGGTGTCATGTCGCCTGATGTTCTTCTTGTACTTAGCGGAGGAGGTGTTTCGCCCGAGGGTGTTCCCGGCGTTGTTGCCTACCCACACGGCGTAGAAGCTCGTGCCGCCGACGTTGTTGTTGTATGCCTGAGACGAGCCGACGGCGTAGGCCGCGGTCGTCGCGTTGGTCGCATTGGCAGCGTTAGTCGCGTTAGCGACGGCAGACGTGATCTCGCTTCCGGCGTGAACGTGCGGGGCCGCGGGGAACGTGGCGGGTCGGTTGGAGATATTGCCCCAGTCGACGTTTCCGGCGCCTACTTGGACCCATGAGCCGTTATAGCTGACCTCGACGCCGAAGGAGCCAGGGTTACTGTTGGTCAAGGGGCCGAATCGGGCTACCGGCTCGCCGTCGCCGTTGTAGGCCACCACGGCGCCGTCCGTCGTGTTCAGTGAGATGCGGGTCCCGCCCTCGGCGTCCAGCACGCGGAGGCCGTCGCCACCGGAGATCGAGGCGTTGCGGAGGGGAGCACCTCGCTCCAGACCCTCGATGCGGGTCTTCAGCGAGTTCAACATGCCCATGATTTGCGCCAGCGGGTCGGACTCGACCGCGCGGCGGGGGATGCCTTCAGGCATTAGATCCTCCCTTGGATAGGTGCGACAGAGAGCTTGACGATTTCGGAGTCGTCTCCGTCGAGAGCCATAATTCGGACGCGGTACATGCCGGGTTCGATCATGGGGTGACCGGGGCCGACGTTGATCTGAGCCCATTCACCGGGCAGATAGGAGCCGAGGCGCGGGAACTGATCGGCGCGGACCTGAAGGCTCCATGTATCCCAAGGCGCGAGAGAATCGTCGAGGAGACGATCGGCGCCGGACTGGAGGACGTTCATATCCTCGACTTCTTTGGCGGAGAGGTCGCTTTCTGTCCACGGAAAGCCGACGTTCACGAGGCTAAGATCGGTCGCCCATCCGAGGAGCATGTTCTGTTCCTGGCCGTTACCGGGGACCCATGTGCGAGCGGCCATTTGTGTTGCGTCGCTCTTGACGCTGAGTTTGACCACGCCGGAACGATCGACGGCGGTATCCCAGATCCAGTCGGGACCCTCTTGCTGGAGAAGAGGCTGAGCCGTCGATCCGGTTTCAAGCGCCCACTCGACGGTCGTTGGGTCGCCGTCCTTGAAGCGAGGCTTGAAACGAATATCGGGGCCGTTCCGGACTTCGGTCAGCTGCCGGAGACGCTCGCCGATGTAGCCGAGGTCGTAGCCCATGTAGTTGCGGGTGTTGGTGCCGTATTCGATCGGCGGCAAGGCAACATTGAGGAAGCCTGCCTTGCGCCCGTCGGGACGTGTAAACGGGCTATCTTCGATGCTGATCCGGACAAGCTCGCGGGCGATGGAGCCGAGCGAGAGGCCGGACAGGCTGATCTTGGCGGAGGAAGGTTTGACCGTCGCCGTGTCGGTGCTGCGCAAGGCCGCCCCCGGCGCGTTACCGGGGAGGGCCTTGCGGGTGTCGAAGATCGACCACAGACCGGATGCCGTGAGGTTGAGCGTCTCGGCGTCGGCGTCATAGTCCCGCTGCCAGATTGGGCCGCATTCGAGGATCTCGCCGTCGTAGGAGACCCCCAGCGATTGCATGAGCGGCAAGGTCGCGTTGCGAATATCGAGGTTTGCAACTTCCTTAGCCGTGACCTTGATGGACGCCGTAATGGGTCCCGCCCCGTTGAGGCGGACTCCCCACGAGACTTTAGAAGGCGGAAAGTAGGCCGTAACCTTGCCGGTCACGGTATTGGCAAGGAAGACCTGATACCCAGCTACCACCATGCGGGCTGTACTCCAATCGTTAGTTGAGCGCCGGTCGTCAGGGACTCGAAGAAATACGTGGCGCGTGTCTTGCCGGGGATGCGCGTCCATTCGCGGCGGGTGAGGAACGCCGAACGGTCGGCGTAACCGTCCAGCAGCACGGAGCCGTCGGCGGCATTAATCACGAGGGTCTGATTGACGCCCAAAGTGGAGACGTAGGTCAGCCGAGCGCCGGACTCCAGATGCGTGATCGTGAAGCCGTTGGCCGAGTAGCCTCGGACGGTAAAGATCGGCGCCGTGTCAGCCGTGCCAGTGTTCTCGACGGTGATCGTGCCGGGGGATCCAGCAGCGCCGAAGTCGAGGACTCCGGTGTAGCCGGTCGGCAGTTGCTCGACTGATGCCGAGGCGTCCGGATCACCAAGCCATGCGTAGGACGTTTGGCCGGATGCAGCCTTGTAACCGTCGAAGTAAGTCGACATTGTTGGGGAGGTTTCGACCTGGAGGCCGGTAACGTCCACGGTGGAGCCAGCGGGGAGCGCATTTGCGCTTGTCTGGTAAAACCACCATTCGACGCTCTCGAAGGCGCCCGTCGCGGTGACTGTGGACGTTACGCGATACCACTGTCCGCTGTTGAGCGTGTAGGCCGCCGAGTTGGCAAGGGTCACTGAAGCTCCGGCGCCGTCGTAGACCTGCGTTCGCATATAGCCGGTGATCGAGGGCGAGGGGCCGGTGTACCGGATATAGACAGAGCCGGTGACCGTGTCATTCTCTACGCCCGTAAGCGGGGTCCGGTTGGTCGTAGCGCCGCGCCAGCCTGTAGAGCCGCTTGTCTTGGCGACCGTGACCGTCCGGCGTGCGTAGCTGTCCAGATCAGGAAGCGGGCCGTCCGAGGCACTAGTGACGTAAGTCGTCGTGCCGTCTTCGCCAGCACCGGGGAGGTACGTTGCGAAGCCCGTAGCCGAGATTGCTCGGGGGTTGGTCGCGTAGTTCGTCCGCTGCGCCGAGAATGGCGCCCCGGTGAAGAGATCCATAGCGAGACCTCCACCGGGCGAGGATGCCTTCGTGGTGAGGGTGATCTCCTTGCCGTACTTCCGCGGGTCGGGAGCGACCATGTCAATGTCGAAGAAAATATCGAGGTTGCCGTCCCACCTGACGTCAGGCTGGCCGGTGACGAAGACCTCAGCCTCGCGGTAACCGAGGTCGAGATCGTTCACGATGAACTTTCCAGCAGTGCCGTCGGCCAAAGCCGCCGCCAGAGTGTCGGTCATGGCGGCAGCTTCGGAGCGGGTTTCACAGAAGATATGCCCGCCTACGGAGATAAGACGCTGTTCGCGCCAGCCTCGCTCTGAGAAGGACCCGTGCGCCCAAAGGCGACTGGTCGATTCGCGGCGAGTGCCAGCGGGGGAAAACCAGCCCTCCAGCCGGGTAAGAACCTGATTCGTACCCGGCTGAAGCGACAGCATTTCGCCGGTCGTCAGCGTGAGCGACGCGGCGGTGGTTTCGAGGGTTTCGAGTGCCATTAGCGCCCAACTCCTGCCCTGAGTAGCTTCCTAGCCGCGAGTTCGGCGTAAGCCTCCTCGGACATAGGAGTGTTGAAGTGGTTTTCCTGATGGATGGTCGGCTGAGCCGCTCCGGCGCCTCCGGCATAGCTGAGTGCGCCTTGAATGCCGCCGTAGGCGACGTTCGGGGAGGCGTAGCTCGGCGCCTCGGGGATAAGCGCGTTCTGAGCCTTCTCGATGTAGCTACGGCCCTTTGTGAGGCCGATCGCCATACCCTGAGAAGTGAACTTGCCGATCTCCATAAAGACGCGGGACGGGGAGTGAATACCGAGGAGCGACTTCGCAAAGTCGACGACGTTGCCGATAGCTCGGGCGACTGCGTCTCGGATCATGCCCGCAGCGTTGGCGATACCGTTCGCGAGGCCCGCGACCATATCGCGACCGATGTTTCCGAACTGGCCGACGATCCCGCCGAGAGCGGAGAGCGCACGACCGGGGAGGGTTGCAACGGTCGAGATCACGTTGCCGATACCGCCGCTCACGAAGGAGCCGATCGCGGAGATCGCGCCGGAGACGACGCCGGAGATTGAGGACCAAGCGGAGGCGAAGAAGCCTCGGACAGCACTCATGCCGCCAGAGACAACGCCCTGCACACCTGCTAGCAGCCAACCGACGGTGGACTGTACGGCGTTTGCCGCGCCTCGCACGATGCCGCTGACCGCGTCCCAAGCTCCGGAGAAGAGCCCTCGAACCACGCCCATAGCACCGCCGATCAGCGCAGTTACGCGCCCGACGATCCAGATCTGGACGAAGTTCCAAACGGCCTGCACTGCGCCGGAGACGATCTGACCGAGCGCTTGCCAAGCCGCGTTCCAGTCGCCTTGGAAGATAGCCGAGACGAGGTTGACGACGCCCTGGATGACCGTGAAGATGCCGGAGAAGATCCCAACGACGTTATTGAAAATGCTTACGATCGTGTCGATCACGAAGGGACCGATAAAGCCCCAGACATTCCGGATAACGTCGGCGATCCCCTGAAGGATCGGGCCGATCTGGGCAGCGACGACGTTGATCGTCTCCCCCAGCTGGACAAAGAGGGGACCTGCCTTAGCGGCCATTTCCTGAAACGCCGGAACGATCGAGGTTCGGATAATGTCGCCGATCACCTGAAGGACAGGCTGAATACCTGTCATAAAGGCGTTGCCGAGGTTTCCGAGGGCCGGGAGGACCTGATTGACGATGATCTCGCCGAGCGGTCGGACGGCGTCGATGATCGAGCGGAAGATCGCCCCGACCTCGCCGCCTCCGGTGTTCTGCATGGTCGTGAAGAAGTCGACTACGGCTTTTCGGACGGTCAGGATCACATCGACGATGGGAGCGTCTTCCTCGACGTTGAAGATCCGAGCGAAGGCTCCGGTGAAGTCGCCGCCGATAATCAGGCTCGCGAGGCCGCTCACGGCGTCACTCACCCAACGAATCGCCCCTGCTAGGGCGTTGGCCGCGGGCGGCAAAATCTGCGTCAGGATCGGCACGAGCGGCTGAAGACCTTCCGCCATTGCCATGTTCAGCGTGTCCTTGACGGTCGACCACACGCCCGAGAGCGTTGCGGCCTGTTTCGCCATGGAGCCGCCGTACTCCTTGTTCATCTGCGATTCGAGGAGCGGGAGAACGTCGGAGGCGAGGAGCTTGCCGTCTGAAGCGAGCTTCTGAAGCTCATCGACGGGTTTACCCATTGCTCGCGAGAGGATGGCCCAAATAGGGAGGCCGGCCTCGGAGATCTGGAGCATTTCTTCGGCGCTGACCTTGCCCTTGCCCATCATCTGAGTCCAGGCACGGACGATTGAGTCCATGCCTTCCTGAGAGAGACCGAGAGCGCCGGATGCGTCGCCGAGGGCTTGCATGGTCGGGAGGACGGTCTCAGCTGCGGCGCCCGCGCCGAGGAGGGAGCGGACGTTGGCGACGAGGCCGGGCAGCTCGAAGGGGGTCTTTGCGGCGAAGGCGGAGAGATCGGAGATCATCTTCTTTGCCCTGCCGTTGTCGCCGAGGAGCGTCTCGAAGGAGATCGTCGCTTGCTCCATGAAGGCGGCAGTCTGGAGGCCGGACTTGATGCCCTGGCCGAGCGCAAGGCCCGCCGCCACGCCGACGGCGGGGCCGATCATGCTCCTCATAGCCGGGAGGAAGCCGCCGCCGAATGCCTTGCCGGACTTCTGCCCAGACTCGTGTCCGGCGCTCGTCAGGATGGGGTTTACCTGCCCGCCGAGCGCCCCGGCGAAGCCCTTAGCGGACGGAATGATGGTTAGGGTCGCGTACCCGACATTGGACACTAATCGGCCTCCTTAGGGGTGTGTAAACGGGCCTTCTGGGACTCCAGAGCGGCACGGAGTTTCGCGTAGCGGGACCCGACGGCGGGCTTAGGCCGTGCCGGGTGGACTTCGCCGGTGAAGGCTTGGAATAGGTCGGTCAGGAGGAACTCGACTCGGGTCCAACCGTCAGCGCCGCCGAACTTCCGCACGAGGGCGGAGTCAGGCGGGAGATTCTCGATCAAAACGGACAGACGCCGGAGCGAAAGCTCACCGCGCCAGTAGTCCGCGAGGTCGACTTGGTAGAAGCGCTGAAGATCGGCCTCTACCAAGTCGGGATGCTCGCGGAGTAGGCCGGTGAGCGCGGTTAGTTTCCCGCGATACCGACGGCCTTCTGAAGGGTCGTCACGAACTCGCCGAGCTTCGACGCCTTGGGCTTCATTGCCCGAAGTTGCTTCATGCTTTCCTCGTCGAGGATCTCGGTCAGGAAGGCCAGGATTCGGCCCTGTTCGTAGGCTTCGATCGCGTCGAAGCTCCACTCGCTCGACGGATCTACGAGGAAGTCGTTACCGTCGAATGAGAAAGCAATACGCTCGCCGAGAGCTTCGGCGGCGGCGGGGTTCTTGGGGGAAGTCATGATTTAGTGCTCCTAGCGTGGGTTGGAGGGATGCGTGGGGAGGGATGAAAAGGCAGAGGAGCCGCCCCACGCGAGCGACTCCTCTGCTAGTTGGACTTGGGCGCCGATTACGGGGCAGCCGGGTCCTTTTCGACGGTCGTGTAGAGAGTGCCGTCGGACTCGGGGTAAACGACGACGGTGATCTCGTAGACCGTGGGCTCCGTCTCGGACTCCTTGATCTCGCCGACCTCGATCACTTCGGCGGACTTGGCGAAGCGACGCTTCTTCTTGGAGCCGTCGACCGTCTCGAAGCCGATAGCGAACTTGGCGCCCGCGACGGGGGCCTTGATTTTCGCCGTGCGAATGCCGGTCGCGACCGAGCGGGTCGAGCCGGGGTTTACCAGCTGGAAAACCGTGTCGTTATCTTCGAGAGCCACGAACTTGAAGGTTCGCTTGTGCTTCGACATGGTCCGGCGGTACAGCAAGCCGCCCCATGCGTAATGCTCCGAGGAATCACCTTCGCGCCCTTCGGTGATACCTTCCTCGCCGTCCAGAAGACCGACGGCCTTCCAAGCGACGGCCCAAGCGGCGGTTACGTCTGAAGGGCCTGCGGTGTTCTCCGGCGCAATGTATACGTCGGCGCCCGTCCAAAGGGCGGTGTTCTTGGCGTCTCCTGCCATGAGCTACGCCTTCCTTTCGTTAGGAGATTTGGCGCGGGTTGAGCCGAGCCGTGAGGGTGAAATAGGACATAGGCGCTCCGGTGTCGGGGTCACCTGTCGGGATTGATCCGGTCAGAGGGGAAAAGCCGCGGATCTCGGCTGAGTGCGAGTCGAGGAGCAGGGCCTCACAGAAGCTCGCTAGTTCCTCGCCGAGCCCTACGTCCTTGTGCCACACGACGACGCGGACAGAGGCGCGACCGTTGAGGCGAGCGTCTCGGAACTTGCCGTCAGAAATGACTTGGATATAGGGAAGAGAAGCGTCAGGGGCGGGAGGCTTTACTTCGACCTTGGCGCCAGTGGCGAAGGGCTCCAGGCGTCCGGCCAGCAAGGCACGGAGCAGATCCCTCGTGGCTCGCTGCGCGTCTGGGAAGGTAACGGCCACTACTTAGCCCTGCCCTTCACTGACAGGCCGCGGGAGGCCGCGGCTTTGCGGAGGGTGCCGTGCTTGGCCTCGACGCGCATTCCTGCCGGGTGGGCAATGGTCACGTCGACAGCCGTTCGCCGCGAGAGGCGTCCGCCGTCAGCCGTTCGGGCCTTGGTCGTGACTTTCGCGGGCTGAGGGCCGTTGATCTTCGGAAGCTGGACGGCTGAGCCGACCGATCGACCGAGGTCGATTACTTCCTGAGTGACCGGCGCGGAAGCGAGCATTTGAGCCATGCCAGCCTTATCGAGGCGGATCTTTTTCAAGGGCGGGCTCCTTTCAGCCGATGGTGGTGCGCTCTAGCGCGGCGGTCGTGTAAACGGCGGATGCAAGGCCACGGCGGACGACGGGATCGCCGTCTATCCGCCAGATCTCGCCGCCGACCTCGATACGGTCGCCAGCGGTCAGGGAAGGTGAGCCAGGGGCGTAGAGGGTCTTCTCGCCCCGGATGATGTGGCGGGTAGTCCCTTCGTCCTCGACGGTCGAGACGGTCTGTACCGAGGCGCCTCTGAGGAGGAATCGCTCGGGGTTGTCCCATGACTCGACCGGGTCGCCGTAAGAGTCGGTGGTTGTTCCGGCGCGGAGCCGGTAAACAGCAGGGGTTTTTGTGTAGGCCGTGAGGAGCATTAGTTGAGGTCCTCCTCAGCCAGCAGGGGGAACGGGTCGCCGGGGTTCTCAGGGTCGAAGTTGACGCCCGATCGGACGGCATGGACGTAGAGGGTTCCTTCGGCTTCGATCACGAGGGCTCCTTAGTTGTCGTAGCCGCTTCGGATGCGGATCGAACCGACAAAGCCGCCAGTGCGTCCGGTTGCGGCTCGGCGGACCTGAGCGATCTCTCGGGCCGTCAGGTACGCGCCGGAGGTGTCAGTGAGGCCGACCTGATGCTCACCGAGCGACTCGGAATCGAGTCCTCGGGGGTTCTCGAACTCGCGTCGTGCGGCCTTCAGGACGACGAGGGAGACGACTTTCGGGGCGTCGGTCGCCCATGCCGCCGCCTTGGCCTCGGAGACCTCAGCGAGGGCGAGTGTGGCGGCGTCGTCGAGTGCTTCCTCAGCTCGCGCCCGGTCCTCGCCTTCCAGAGAGTCGACAGGAAGCCCGAGGCGGCGCTCCAGGGCGCTAACAGGAGGAGGGAGGGGTGACGGCAAGGGCGGGCTCCTTTCAGAGGCTCATGGAGCCGTAGGGCGCCTCTCGTGAGACGCCCTACGGACTAGGGGCGAGGACTAAGCTCCAGCGCCGTCGGTGTCCACGCGGACGATCGCCGGGGCGTCAACGAAGCTGACGGTTCCGCCGACGCGGTCGCGGACGATGCGCTTCATCGGAACGGTCGTTGCACCGACGAAGGTGCTGACCATGGAGCGGTCGACGGTCTTGGTTACGTCGTAGTCCCGCAGGTAGCGGAGGCTGAAGCCGTTCTCGCTGAGGGTCTGGCCGAAGGATGCGCCAGCGGGGGTCAGCGGAGCGCGGACGGCCAGCGTGACGGCGTCGCGGTGGAAGGCGACAATGTCGCCCTCGGCTACGCGGGTCGATTCAACGATGGTGAAGCCGCGAAGCTTGCCGACGTTGCCCTCGCGGAGGGCTTCGGTGGAGCCGCTCTGGGAGGCGTCCTGAATGGCGTTTGCCTCCAGCAGGTCGGCGTAAACGCCGGTTCCTACAACGACGTTCAGGCCAGCCTGAGGCACGCCGTTGTCGCGGAGGTACTTCCGCAGCTGGGTGAAGGTCTTCACCGGGGCAGCCGGGTCATAGGTGCCCGCGCCGGTCCACGCTTCCTGACCGTTCAGGAGGTCGGCCACTTCCTGCTCGACGAAGTCGACGACGGCGCCGACCTGGGGGCGGAGAACCTGAGCGGAGTAGTCCGTGATGTTCAGGCTCATGTCGCCTTCGGACAGCGGGATTGCGCTGTAGGCGTGGGTGCCGAGGGTCAGCGGCACGGTGCTTTCCACGATCTTGTCCATCACGATCGCGGCGTCGACCTCGTCGATGCCACGCTCGCGGGCGATCAGCGCGGCGGGAATCTTGATGTTGACCGTCCGGCCCTTGCCGCCACCGCCGAGGAGGTCGTTCTCGAAGTTGCGGTTTACGAGGCCGGAAAGGAAGGCGTCCTCGTTGGCGAGGGCGATAGCAACCTTCGCGGCTTCAGCCGGGGTGAACTGGTTCTGGGAGTTTGCCACAGTAGGGCCTTTCGTTTAGGAGGGTGAGGGGTTTAGTGCAAGTCGGTTTACGCGGCTAGGCGGGCTTTATCGACGCGCGGCTTTTGCGATCGCTACCGGGTCGAATGGTTCCTTTTCCTCGCCGCCGTGGCCGGGGACGAGGTTTGGCTTTGGCATACCGGGAAGCTCTGTAGCTGAGGTGTCGGACTTCTGCTCGCCGTCTCCGGCGTCGTCGTCCTTCTTGCCGAGCTTGGCGAGGCGTTCAGCCTTCGACATAAGCTCGTCTTCCGTGTCGCCGGTCAGCAGATCGGCAATGTCTTCGAGCTCGGGGTACTTCCGAAGGACCTTCTCAATCGCGAGGGCGCGGTCTTTGTCCTTCGAGTTCTTTTCAAGTTCGGCGAGCCGGTTCTGAAGCTTCTGCAATTCGCTCTGGCCTTGGGACTCGTCAGCCTGCTTCTGAGTCTTCAGGGTGTCGCGTTCACCCTTGACGGCCTTCAGTTCTTCGCGGAGGTTCGTCACGAGCCTCCAAGCCTTTTCGGCGTCAAAGTCGTCGCCCCAGGGGTTCGCTGTCGCTTCCGGCTTGGTGCCTTCGGCGCTCTGGGCGTCGTTCTTCTGAGCTTCGGTGTCTGCCATGTGTAAACGTCCTCCTTAGGACGGGAGGCGCCCGGTCCTGCCGTGGCGCGGGGAATTATGGGCATGAAAAAACCCGCCTCGGCACTTGCCGGAGCGGGTCTTTCAAAGGTGCGAGGTCAGTCTCGCCATTCGTTTCTCAGGTCCGCAGTTAGCGCGGGGAGAAATTCTTGTGTCGGGGTCGTGTGGAGTGTGCGCCGGAGCGCTTCGTCCCACACGTCCTTAGCGGGTGTGCCGTCTCGGGCTCCTCGGTTCATGAGGTCACGGATTAGCTCGCGGATCACGTAGCCGAGGTCGTCAGGGTTTGAGATCGAGAGGAAGGCTAGCCGGTCTGGGTCCTGCCAGACCAACCATCCAACCGTCTCCTCGTCCGGGACCCAGACCCTAGCGACCGTTCCGATCGCATCCCAGTCGGGCGCCGGGTAGCGCTTGGGAGCATACCCAAGCTCAAACGGCTCGGAGGCTCGATTTTCGAGCATTTACTCCTACCTCCTTCCATATCGTCACGTCAAGTATATCCCGCGTGTCGTCTTTCGTCACTGGAAAGGAGAGCTTGCCGGGGTCGGCGTAGCTGAGGCGCCGAAGGATGCCGGATCTACGTCCTTTGGGATCACTTCGGCCTCGACGACGTAGTGACCGCCGCGGCTGGACTTGTAGACGTTGTGGACATAGAAGCTGGTCGACCGGGCGAGGAGCATTTCCCGTTCGCCGTGGTACTGCGAGAACGGATCGACCCATGAGACGGGGTAGCCCTCGGGAACGCGGATCTTCAGCTGTACCGAGCCGCCGAAGGAGGAGTTATCGGACTGGCCGGACATAGCCGTGGACAGGTAGCCGTGGTTCGTCTGGACTGTACCGATCAGATCCTCGGGCGGAGGCGGGGGAATGGCTCGCGAGCGTTTGCCGTCGGCGAGAGCGAACTCGTCCCAGCCGGTTCCTCGGGTCACGATGAAGTCCTCGGGCGCCGTGTGGAACGCACCGTCGGCGTCTTTCGTCGGGGCTTTCCAAGATCCCTTAGGAAGGCTACTGCCGTCGGCGTGCTCGCGGAGCGCTTGGTTCCACGCGCGGTATGAGCCGCCAGTGTAGCGATAGAGGGCGTCCTTGCCGGGGCCAGCATTGGGGATCGGGAACTTTTCATTGGCCCATGAGACCGCCGCATGGTTGGTGTCGAAGATGCGGGCGCCGTCCATGCCTCGGGCGGTGGACGTGATGCCGTTGACCTCGCGCCATTCCTCCAGATAGCGCTTGTAGCGCGTAAGGCGGTTCCGGTATGAGGTCAGCTCCTTCTTGTACGCCGCAGCGGCGCCAGGAATCGGCTCGTCAGCCCGCTTGATCGCCTCGTGAGCTTGCTTCAGGAGGTCGTCGTCGATGTATTGCATCGAGTGGAGCTGAGTCAGCGCGGCTTTGTCGTGCTGATTGACTACCTTTTGGAAGAGATTCCAGTTCAGGGAGAGCGTCAGATCGTTCTTCGGGTTGCCTGTCTTCGCCGCAAAGTCCGCAAAGCGCTTCTTGGCGGCTTCGAGGAACTGGTCAAAGGCGGCAGGGCCGAGCGTCGTCGCCGGTTTGGGCTCGATCGGCTTGACCGGGGCGGGCTTACCCTTCCATTTCTTGATCTTCGCGGCTTCGGCAGCGGCCTTTTTGGCCTCCTCTTCCGCTGCCTTCTTCGCAGCGACGGTTTCAGCCTCGCGGGCGGCTCTTTCGGCGTCCTTCTGGGCCTTCCGCTGGATCTCGTAGGCGCTCTGAGCGGCCTTTCGGGCCGACACGACGGCGGGAGAGGCGATATGAGCGGCGACTTTGTCTGTGAAGGTCCGGAATACCGGCGATTCGGGATCGTTGACCGCCGAGGAGTAGAAGGAACGCCATTCTGCAGGGGTCAAAGTGGCTCCCTTGGTCCTGCCGGGGAGTGGGTTGCCGCCTTCGTCCTCGCCGATCCAGAGCCGGTGGAGGGCCTCTTGGTCGGCGGTCCAGCCATTGTGAGGGTCGCCCTTGAAAAAGGGCCGGACAGAGCAGCCGCAGCCGTTATGAGCCTTGAATCGAGCGGTCTTCTCGCTCTTGTAGGCCGGTCCTCGGCTGAGGAGCATAGCGCAGAAGTAGCAAGGCTGACCGTCGGAGACTCGGGACCATCCAAGGGCGTCTTCGTCCTTGTTCACAAGCTGGATAAGGCCCTGACGGGGCGCTTCCAGCGTGAGGCGCTTACCGACGGCCAGGGTCTGCCTTTTCGCGGCGTTGAGGGCCTCCTGAAGGCCGACGCCGGTCGAGAGTTGTTTCTTGATCGCTACCGGGCCGGTCATGAGGAGGGCCTGAGTGGAACGGAAAATGTCGATCTTGGGAACCTCGATCGCCGGGATCGCGGCGTCGAAGCCTGAGCCGGCCTTTGCCGCGCCGTAGTAGTCGGTGGCGGTCTTCAGAGCCAGCCCGCGGCCAGCCGAGACGAGGGCCAGCGCGGAGCGGAGATAAGTCGGGAATGATGCGTCGAGGTTGGCCGGGTCAAGGCCCTTATCGAACGCGACGGAGAGGCCAGCTTGGACAACGGCGGCGTCGCGTACCTGCTTACGCATATGGTCCTGAGAGAGGCCCACTAGATCTACTGCCATAGTGGGCCTCCTCTCGGGATCTAGGCCGCGCTCGTGCCTTCGAGGGCGGCGGGGTTGGACGCGCCGGTCTGACGCTGCATTTCTTCGACCAAGCCGCCGAGGAGATCGGTCGAGTCCTTGATCGACTTCCAATACGTCACGTCCTGATCGGTGACGCCGGGGATCTTCTCCCAGAGGGCCTCGACGGGGACCTGTAGCATCTGGGCGATCTTGCCGAGGGCGTCGACTGTCTGAGACAGCGAACGGGCTTCGGTGTCGCGCCAGCGGACCTGAGCAGCGGTGTCGACGGCGGCTACGGTGTCGCCAGCGGCCAGAGCCGCGAGGCGGAAGACCTGCTCCCAGGACTCGCCGAAGAGCGTCTCGTACTCGCCCATCTTTCGCTGAGTGCTGGCTTCCATCTGGGCCAGTGCGTCAGCGGAGAGGTTGACGAGGTCGCCGGTCAGAATGTTCGGTGAGATCTGGGCAGTGGCCGCTAGGGTCCGGACAGTGGACTCGTAAGCAGCCATATGGCCGGAGAGTTCGGTCTGGGCGAAGTCGCCGAACTTAGCGTCGGTCGAGTCGGCGATCCATAGGCGGTTGACCGCTGACTCGAAGGGCTCGATCGGATTGCCGTCGTCGTCCTCGGGGATCACGAGGCCCGACGCCCAACGCTGCCGGAATGCTGCGTACTGAAGGGCGATCAGGGTCGAGAAGACGATCTCATTCACGCGGTTCTGAAGCGTGATGTGAGGCCGGATGATGCCGACGGCTTCGGCGTCCAGTCGGTCGCGGAAGCGGACGAAGGGGGTGTATCCGAGGCCGTGCTCTTCGGTCTTCGACAGATACCAGCCCGCGTCTTTCGGCTTCGCGAACGTGTAAACGGTGGTCCGATCGTAGATCTCCATGAGCACCGTGCCGTCGAAGGTCTTCCCCTTCAGCCGGAGGCCGATCTCGGGGAACTCGTCGTCTTCGTCCTGATACCAAGCCGCCGAACGGAGCGGGGACATTGGTTTGATTAGCGGTACTCGCCGGGTCTGGACCGTACCGGGCAGGACGAGGGCGTAAGCGGCGCCGTAGTCGAGTGCGCCCCGGTGGACGATGCTCTGCCGCGCGTCGAGGCCGTTCTCCTGCCAGTAGCCCCAAGGGGCGGCGTTCTCGGCGCTATTCGCGGGCCGGTAGCCGTCCACGAAGAGGCCCTTTGCATACGTGTCGGACAGGAGGGGCGTCCAGTTCGTGATGCTCTGCTTGGCGAGGTGGGTGTATTCGGCCTTGGCGCCCTTTGGCATGTAGGGCATGTCGTGATCGCCTTCGAGGTAACGCTTGACGAGTCCGAGCCGCCCGTCCCGGTGGAGGTCAGCCATAAGCTCGCCGTAGAGGCGTTCCGCGAGTTTCGCGTCGATTGCCAAGTGGACCTCCTTTCGGGAGGGGTCGTGTAGACGGGGTTAGAAGCCGTAGAGGCGTCCTGGCTTCTTGCGTTTCTTCTTCAGTCCGCCCTCAGCGAGGACGCGGGTGCGGGCCATGCGGGCGAGGACGAGGGAGGCGACGGCGTCGATCTTCTTTGGAGACTCGCGGGTTTCCTTGCCGAAGTAGACGCCCCAACGGTTGATCCGTCGGCGGGCGTTGTTGATATGCCGGGTCAGGATCTCCTCGGCGTTCAGTTCCTTGTGGCTCGCCGAGCCAGCGACCAGCTTGTGGGCGGTCCATGGAAGCTCGCCGTCGGTGATTGCCCGGTGAAGGGCTTCTACGGCGCGAGTGGTGTCCATCTGGTGGCCGCGCATATCCCAGCCGATCGCGTGGCGGGTCGTTGCCTTGACGAGGAGTTGCTCGCCGTAGGCGTCGCGCCATGCGTCAATGTCCGTCTCCCAGTAGGCAACGTCACTGAAGAATGCGACTACGTCCAGCGTCGAGAACGCATAGTCGACGGCGTCGCGGACTTGATCCTTGGGCACTTCCCAGCCTTGACCGGCAGGGCCCTCGGGCTTCTCCCAGATCGCCAGCAGGAAGGCGGCGCCGTCCTCGACGCGGCAAGCGACGAGGGCCGTCGAGTCGTCCTTCAGGGAGCCGTCGAAGCCAAGGGTGACGGTGTCGCCCTTGACGCGGGCGCCGGGTTCGCTGAAGGCGAGCGGACGGAGATCAGAGCGTCGGTTCTTCATCCACTCGGGCGGGGAAACCCAAGCGTCAGCAGCGGCGACGATCTGATTCAGGTAGAAGCGGCGGGCTTCCTCGGGCGGCGTATCGGGGTCGTAGATCTCGGCGAGGATGCGCTCCAGGTCTACCCAGTGAGCGTCGCCATATGCGGCCTTCAGGCCAGCGAGAACGGCCTTCTCGTCGGAGAGGTCAATATCCGCCGGAGCCTCGCGGGTGTCGTAGAGGAGGCCCTTGGCGATCGTGCGCCCTTCGGCCATTGCCCGCCATGCGAGGTAGGACGATTCGGCGACGGAGTCGTGGCCGGGTTCGTGAGCGTTCGTCGTCTCGACCACTCGGGCAGCGCCGTCGCGGCTCTTGGCGAGGTTACGCCGGACAACGCGGGCGAGCTTATAGCCGCCGTTGGATAAGGTCCAATGGTGCGTTTCGTCCATGATTGCGAAGGACGGGCGGGCGCCTTCCTGAGTCGCGGAGTTCGCCGTAATCGGAACGATCTTGCCGGTCGCCGTCAGGATGCGGGTCATACCTACGTCGAGGCCGTAATCGTCGACGAGGAGCGAGTCTTCGCACATGGCACGGATCGCGTCGAAGGTGTTTTGCGTCTGGGTTTCGGAGACGCCCGCGATCACGATCCAAGGTTTGGGGTGGGCGACGCCGATCGGCTCGCCGAAAGAGTCCCAGCCGCCGAAGCGGACGGGGCCGCAGAGTTCGGCAAGGGCCAGGGCACCGAGGAAGGGCGACTTGCCCCAGCCTTTAGCTCGACGGAGGACGCCGCGGCGGTACTCGAACTTGCCGCCAGCGTCGAGGGCGTAGAACCAAAGGACGAAGTTGCATTGCTCGCGTGTAAACGTGAAAGGCTCGCCCGCCTGATCGCCGTCAGGCTGGAGGAGGTAGCCTTCGGACCACTCGATCAGGCCCCATCCGAGGGTTTTGATCGAGCCGTCGAGTGGGAAGTCAGGGAGGGAGACTTCGGCAGTCACTGCCGGGGCTAGAGTGGTCACTTTTCTCCCTTCATGCGGGCCATTACGTCGGCGCGGGAGTTCACCGCCCGAAGCTGGACGACCTCGGCCTCTGCCGGGTCTTCGCGGGAGATCTGGATCTTTGCCCGCTGTCGGTCGACGAAGGTCGCGCCGTAGCGTTCGCCGATCAGCCGTAGCTCGGCGAGGAGGGTCGCGTTCGTTTTCGTGCCGCGCCAGAAGTCATTCCAACCGCGGGCAGCACCGGCCAGAATGTCCCAGTCGGTGTCTTCGAGCACTTGGGCCTGAGGAGAGCGCCTGATGTTTTCCCACCACTGGACGGCGGCGGGGTGTGGGTCAGCGATCCACTCGGGAAACTCGGGGCCTCGGATCTCGCCGTCGCGGGTGAGGTGGATCGCGTCGGCTCGACGGCGCTTGGTGTCGCGCTCGCGCTGGTGCTGGGCCTTAGGTGCGGGGCCTCGTCCGGCCATGCGATTCCTCCTTTCGAGGGGCTAAAGCTCCTCGGCGTCCCAGCCTCTTCGGAGGGCAAGGTCGGCAAGCTCGCCGGGAGTGACGGATTGAGCGGGACGCCCGACGGGGTCGAAGCCGACGGCTTTCCAGATGTGGGCGACCAGATGGGCGCAAGTGAAGGCACGGTGCTCGGAGCGCTCACGCCGGAGCCAGGAAGGGCTGGGGATGAAGCTCGCGAGGCCGAGAGAGAGGAGGCCGAGGCGGGAGTAGGGGAGTCCGATCAGGGGCTCAGCGGCGGCTCGGATCGCTCGGCGTTGCTCGGCGGTGAGCGGCGCGGACACGACGAGGTCGCCCTCGTAGAGATCCGGCGTCCAAGCCACGCCTTCGGCCTTTGCTTCGACGCTTCGACCCGTCTCGTCGACAATTAGGCGGACGTGGTTGTAGCGGCTACCGCCCAAGGTGGCGACGGCGCGGCCATAGGCGTCGGTAGGTGGCTCCAAAATGAAGTCTCCGGGGCGCAAGCGCACCTCCTCGGGGTTTGGCGAGTTGCATATTTGGAAACCCCCAGACCCGCGCGCACAGGGAGGCGCTATGCCCCTTCGAGGAGGGAGAGAGGGGGTGGGGGGAGGTGGCCCCCACGGTAGGGAGGGCTGAAGATCAGTCAGCGGAGCGGATCATGCCGGGATGCGGTTCAGGTTCTCGGCGCTGCGTCGCGCGCGGTCGACGAGCCGCCGCTCCTTCCGCCGAAGACTTGCGAGCGTGATGCCAACGACAAAGCGACTGAAGGTTCTCGTAGTCGTGGTCGTCGCCGGGTCGAATGTGATCGACCTGATTAGCAGGTGCTCCACACATAACGCCGAGCGAGTCGCGGGCCTGACACTTGTAGCTGTCACGCCGCAGCACGCGGACACGGCGGGTACTCCAGTCGGAGGGGAGCCGGTCCTTACGGGTGCTTGTATCCCAAGCCATAGGCGGTCTCCTCTCTACTGGTAGGGGTGCCTTCCGGCGAGAGGGTAGGGGTTGCTCAGGCGGAAGGGAGGGGGTCGTTGCAGCTGAGGCCAGGGGCCGTGCTGTTGCGGAAGGGCAGGGGCTAAGTTCCCGGCAGAGGAGTCGAACCTCTATTACCTGATCCAGAGTCAGGCGTCGTGCCAGTTGGACCAGCCGGGACGGAACGACAAAGCCCTCGGTGCTCAACCGGGAAGGAGGCGGGAGCAACCGAGGGCGAGGCCGGGGAGCGGGAAGGAAGGAAGCGCTCGACCCGGCGAGGGGGAAGTGTGAGGGGAAACAGGAAAGCCCTCCTCCTGCCGTCTGTCTCTCGATTAGGTCGGAGCTCACAGAGCGGAGGAGAAGGGCTTTCCCTTTCCTATAGATGTAGTCAGCCAGCAGGGGGCTACGTTTACACGCGCCGGGAGGCTCGCCGGACACGAGCACGCTCGGCCTTGCAGGGGTTACAGCGGGTGTCTAAGCCGTCGGCCTTGCGGCTGTCAGTGGTGAAGGCAGAGAGCGGGCGGGCCTTGCCGCACTTGGCGCACGTCTTACCGGAGTGCTTGCGCCGGTAGTTGAGGCGGGCCTGAAGTGCGGCGGGCGTGACCTCGGGATAGAGGTCCAGTGGATCACCGGCCACGGTTCCGCCACCATCGGATCATGAAGCCCGCGGCCACGAGGGCGCCGTACCCGGCAAGGATCAGGGCGTAGCCGGTGACGCCGAGGATGAAGAGTACCGGGGCGAGTAGCTCGATCGTGTACTCGGTCATTTACCCTCCTGTCTCGTAGGCCGGAAGCGGGCCGGTGTAGCTGCCCGCCTCGGCGTGCTTCGTCTCTTGGCAGTAGGGATCGTAGACGCGGATCAACATGAGTTGGCTACCGAGGAGCGGGCTCTTGATGCATGTACATACGGGGGCTTCAGGCTTTTGCATTACGGGTTTCCTTCCGGCGTTGGGCGTTGCGCTCGTGGCGGATCTCGATCAGGGCGCAGATGTAGGCGGCAAGGGTCAGGAGGCCGAGGGCCAGGGCGGTGAAGAGGACCGCGGCGAAGATCTGACCGAGGGTGATGTAGAGAATGTCGAGCGGGCTCATGCCTTGCGGCCTTCCTTCAGGGCCTTCTCGAACGCCGGGAAGGCGTCGGTCATTGCGTAGAGCAGAGCAAGCGACGGGGAGTAGAGGATCGAGCCGGGAGCTGGCCGGTGGCCTCGCTCGTAAGCTGCTCGGCGGATCGAGTAGAGGATTCGGTGGACGAGGTTACGAAGCACGGAGGGCCTCCTTCTTGGCTTTGTGCTGGGCGGCTAGGGCCTTGTCTGTTTTGTTGATGCGGTGGACTCGCCGGATCTGATCGGCGGAGAATGAGCGCCAGTTCTCGGAGCCCTTGGGTCCGCCCCAGAAGTCGAGCCATTCCTTGCCGTTGTCGCGGACGACGCGCTTGATGAAGCGGAAGCGACCGCGCTCGCCACGTATGGAGACTTCAGTGCCGGGGGTGATGTGCCGACCGTTGGCCTCTGCGTCGAGGTACTCGTGCCAGTCGGCGGGGAGATTGGTCTTCAGTTTGCGCCGTGCCATTGCTGGCCTCCTTCCTAGGCGGCGGATACGACAGAGGCGGCGAAGCCGGTTAGGACCTCGCCGCCTCGGGGCGGGGTTACTGCTCGGGCAGTGCGTCGGGGTTGACGTTGCCCTCGTCGTCGATCAGCGCCGGGTCGACAGGCTTGCCGCCGTTCAAGACGGCCAGCAGGGCGGCGAAGGGGTCGACCGCTTCCTGACCGGGGAGGTTGCCGTCCTCCTGGACGGGGAAGGTGTGGACAATGTCCTCCAGCGTGGAGCGGACGGCTTCGTAGCCGTTCACGGCCTTGGCAGCGGTGACGAAGGCGACGATGCCGTGGGCCATCTTCGTGAAGCCCTCGCCGATAGCGGCGCGTTCCTCGGCGGTCATTTCGTATTCCTCGGAGGCCCAAGGGTGATCTTCCGGCGTGGCGGAGGAGAGGATCGTCAGGTAGTCAGCGAGGGGGATCTGAGGGGTGAACATACGGCTTCCTTCTGTGGTGGTTAGTGCCGAAGGCTTTCGACACAGAAGGAGTCGGCCAGCGCCGGAGATCTGCTCAGGGCAAAAGAAAAGACCCTCCGGAGAGGGTCTTTCTAGAGAGCCAGGATGGTCGTCGAGCTACTAACTACTTGTCAGCGAGCGCCGCCATCCAGTGGTGTGGTGCGCGGCGGGGCTGACTTACCGGTTGCCCTTCGAGCGGTTGTGGGGGACACAGAGCATTTGGCAGTTGGAAATGTGCGTCGCACCGCCCTTGGACCAGGCAGTCACATGATCGGCGTCCATTTCGGCGAGCTCGTAAATGCGAGTGGCGTTGTTATTGCCGCTCGCCGCGCACGTCGGGCAGTTCGAGACGCCCGCGGCTGTCGCCTTCTGCGTCTGGGTGCCGTAAGCGGCGAGCTTCGTCTTCTCGTCGAAAACGCGCACTTCGAGCAGCTTCGTGTCGACCTCCCCACCGAGCAGGAACTCGTAGATGCCGCGCTTGTTCTTGACGTCCGGGTCTGCCATGAGCGCGGCGAGGCGTGCTTCGAGTTGGGCGGGGTCGAAGCTAGCGCTCTTAAACTGCTTGTAGAGCGGACCCCACTTTACGGACTTCATTTGCGAGCGCTTCACGGGGAAGGTCGCCTCGACCCAATCAATGACCCCCTTGAAATAGAGCCATAGTTCGTTGGCGTTGGTGTCGTGCTGGTGGTCGCGCATGTACTCGTCGACCTTGCCATCATTGATCCACTCGATCGCAGTTTCGAGGAACTCCTGTCGGATCGGCGTCCCGTTCAAATAGTCTGAGGCGATCCCATAGGCCGGGCAGCCGTTCCTGCTGAAGTACCGCTTCGCTGCCGAGACCCACGAACCGTGGTACACGGCATTGCGCAACTCTTGGTCGGTGAGCTTCTCGCCGGCGATGTTGATCGTCTTGAACCAGTCGAGCTTCTCGGAATCCGTCCCCTCGCAGAAATAGACCATCAGCTCATAGTCAAGGATCGCCTCCTGCTGGTCTTCCTGGAGGTTGTGGAATGCCATCTGATGGCCGTCTATCTCGACGGAGAAATCGCCCTCGACATACTGGCAGATCGAAATGGTCCGCTGCTGTCCGTCGACGACCTCGAACGTGCCGTCATCCCGAACCGCCCAATACATGACGTTAAGCGGGAACCTCCTACGGAGCGTCGCGATCACGGCGTCGCGTTGTTTGTCCTTATAGACGAACTCGCGCTGGTAGGGAGGCCGGACGTCGAGCTTGCCGTCGTAGGCCGTGACGCCGCGCTCCTCGTTATCCCGGTACCCCTCATAGAGGTCACGAACCGTGATGCTCTTGGGCTCGATGTTCATTAGGCGTCCCTTCGTCGTATGAAGATCCGCTTGTACGTCGCCTGCACAGTGTGACCGTCCTCATTTATGAAGTAGTTCTTCTTGCCATCGTTACCCGAGAGGTTGGCGTTCTCATTGGTTTTGCCACCGGACGAGCCCGTAGGAGTTCCGTCCGATCGCATCTCCCTGTAGTTGTCATACTTTTTGGTGTCCGGGACGGCGTCATGGCAGCCACGCTGGGTTGTCCCCAGAATCTCGAACTGGTCAGGATTGTGCTTGTCGAGGAACGTTACTGGTACGCCCATGACGCCCATGTAGTCCTCGGGTATATCGCTTGTCTTCCTGACCTCGATCGCGTCGTAATTGTCGTACTTCGGGTAGTCCTCGGGGCTGTACTTGCGGAAAAGGATAAGCTCCTCGTGACGTTTGGAGATGTCGAGGTTCGTGTACCAGCACGCATTGCCCAAACTGCGCCACGCCTGACCCTGCTCGTCGACCCAGTACCGCGTTTCGCGGGCATCGTAGTGTTTCGGCACCCGGAACTTCATGTCACCGTTGTTGACGCCCAACCACATCTTGTTCGAGGCAATCAGCGGAAACGTCTCCTTATAGGTGATCGCACCTTGATTGCCGACGATGAGGAACTTCTTGTCGTACTGCATCAGCTGTGCGACGTACTCGCGGAAGAGTGAGAATGGCGGGTTCGTCACGACGATGTCGGCTTGTTCTAGCAGTGCGATGCTTTCTGAGGAACGAAAGTCGCCGTCTCCTTGGAACTCTTTGACCTCGATTTCGTCGCGTCCGGGGACACGGTCGCCGTCCTTGTCGCCCTCGTACTCCAGATATACGGCCTTCTCGGTGCTACCTGTCGAGAAGAGATCGATGTCCTGGCTCTTGTAGCATGCGGCGATGAGTTTCTTCAGGCCGAGCTTCTCGAAGTTATAGGAAAAGTAGTGGAAGAACTGAGACTCGCGAGGATCGTCGCAGTTGAGATAAACGACCTTTCCCTTGAAGTGCTTCCGATAGTGACGAAGCTCCTTCTCAATGTCGGACAGTTCTGTGTAGAACTCATCCTGCTTTGCCCCCTTGGCGGCGTTCAGGTGTCGGATCACCGAGCGCGTTTCCGTCGTCATCTATTCTTCCTATCTTCCGCTGCATCAGTTACGTTACCTCGTCAACACGGCAGGGCTGTGTAAACGGCCTCGCGGACACTCTTGCCGGACGCGGTCCCTATACGTTCCTCGGTGGGGGCTTGGGTCGCCGGGGCGGAGCCTTCGCCGACGCGCAGCAGGGCGCCGACGACGGCCAGCGTCAGCGCCCATACCGCCGTCTAGTTCGGGGCCATTACCTTGCAGCCTTGCGGGCGAGGCGCTGGGCCTTGCCCTTGGCGCGGCGACGGGCCTTCTCTTCCGGCGTCACGGTGCCGCCGTAGACGTGCTTGCCGGTGTAAGCCAGGGCGACGAGGATGCGGCGCTGATAGCGGTTGATGTTGTCCAGCAGGGACGGCGGGACGACGGCAGGGGCGGGGGCGGGGTTCGGGTTCACTTTCGGGGCTTCCTTCCGTTGTGGATCAGTGGGGGTTTCTTCGTCGGGTAGTAGTGGCCGCTCTCGTCGAAGAAGGTCAGGAGCGGAGCGAACGTCTCTCGGATAATCTCGGCTACGGCCTTCAGGGCCTCGGAGAGGTCGGTTTGCTTGAATGGCGCCGGTTCGTCAGGGGGAAGGGTCATTCGGCGTCCCTCGCGGCTTCGGCTTCGGCCTCCTCCTTCAGGGAGGCGAGGATCTCCTCGACGGCGGTGATCCTGTCGGCGAGAGGGCTCTCGTCGATCGCGAGGGCGAGATAGGCGGCGTCGGGGTAGATCACAATGAACTGGACGGGCTTCTCGCCGAAGAGGTCCTGTCCGAGGGCGAGGATCTTATCGGCGGACTCGACGGGCGAGGCGGCGGTTTCGGGCATGGGAGCGGTCCTTTCGGGTCAGGTCGAGGTAGAGGAAGAGGTCGAGGATTGCTTCGAGAACGTCTGCGAGGATCACGCGGGGCGGACCTCGCCGGGGCGGTGGGTGAGGGTCGCCGGGGTCACTCGAAGATCACTTCCTCCACGTCGAGCTTGTGGAAGGCGACGGGGCGCTCGCCGGAGCGGACGACGGGCTGAATCAGGTAGTAGCCGTCGGCGAGGCTTGGATGCTCGCGGACGGTGCCGGTGCGGGTCATGCCGTTGTCGAGGACGACGGTCACGGTGGCCTCGGACTCGACAGCTTCGCGGAGGTTGGCGCGGAGGCGCTTCACGGCGGCGGCGCTCACTTTGCGGCCTCCTCGGTCTTCGCGGCGGTGGCCTTTCGCGTGCGGGCGGCGGGCTTGGCGGCGGCGGAGGCGGAGAGGGCGAGCGTCGCGTGGACCTGGGCCTCAGCGAGGAAGGCGAGGCGGGCGGGGGCGCTTGGCGCGTAGCCGGTGGCCTTGGTGAGGAGTTCTTCAGCGGTAGAGCGGTGTTGCTCGGTAGAGGCCAT